AGCTCTGCTCGTGGCTCTGGACTAAGATGAACGTGTTTGTAGGATGCTTGATATGGAAGGCAATTTGGTGTGGTGAGAATGATACTTTTTTACTTTTTGTTACTTTCAGCTCCATTGTAAAAAAGCCACGCTTTTCAGTGTATCCAACTAGATCAGGAAAGCCAAAAGATGCCCAAGATTCAACGCGTGTCCAGATAATATTGGGTGTATTTTTCTTAACTTTCTGCCAGAGTTTTGACTCGTCTTTCAAAGTAATTATTCAACCAGAATAACGCAACGATATTTCTCTACAGCACCCACAATTTTGTTCTCAACCAATCTAATTTCTTTGATGTTGAACTCCTTTTGCATTGGGTTCCTGCCGTCTGGTAGCAGCAGCATGACGCCAGCATCTGCTCCTTCTGGTGACTTACAAAACTTTTCCAACACCTGCACTAGTGTCTTTGTTTTGTAGTTTAGATAACCTGACTTCAGGTCTTTGTGCATGGGTGATGATAGGTCTATTTTCTTCATCTTTTCTTTCCTTGTCCTCTGTATTTTTTGAAATTTCTACGCTTGTGTTTGTTCTTGGGTCTGGATCTTACACTCTGTCCAATAGATGTTCTCTTCTTTGGTCCAGGTATATGTTCGCTGTATAGTTTACTCTTCTTTGCCAACTGTATATTCTCCTTCTATCAGGACTTTGTTGTCCTCGTATATCTTCTTCATCTTTGCTTCTAAATCTTCTATGGATAGGTCCTCTAGTTTACCAGTCAAACTTATTTTTTGTTCGATATAAAGTCCTGCTGCTTTTCCTCTTGCGACTTCCGCATTTGCAGCAGCCGAGAAAGCTCCTTTAGATAGAGCTGCTTCGCGTATACGGCCGAGTTCTGTGATGTGTTTCTCAAAAGTAACTTCATATTTCTTCTGTACCTCTTGTCTGATTTCTCCGATATATTTAACAACGAGTGGATATTTGTTTGGATTGCGAAGCTCAGACGCGCGCACGTGAGCGCTGCCCTCTGCATAACCTGCTTCCAATGCACATTCTGTTGGTGTCTTACGTCCTTCATTGTAGACCAATAACTCCGCAAATTTCTTTTGTTGTTCTGATAATTGTTTGGGTAAACCCATGGCGTAAAGATAAGTTAATTTACTTTTGAT